CTATTCTCCATATAAATAGAATCAAATACTTTTGGTATTTTCATGACTCAATCTTTAATAGTTGTGGCGTGTTTTTTGCCACTTGCAATTATTTTCATTGTAATGAAACTTGCTGTGTGGGCAAATGCTGTTAATTCTGAGACGGATTATGTCAGAAAAGAACCTTTACGAAAGCGAGGACCCTATGTGGAGAATCCATATGCTGACGTTGATGAAGAGGAAGAAGAATATGGAGACCGCACAGATTATAGATAGTGTTTTATTTGAATATTACTCTGAGAAAGGAATGGATGTTCCTAGATGGAAGGTGACAAAAGATCCACAATGGTGGAAGGAGTATTTGAAAGAATTGGAAAATGAAAGTTGACAGGATAATATTTATCTGTTATGATAAAAAAATCGGGAGATTAACTCAGCGGTAGAGTAATTCCCTTACAAGGAATGAGTCACTGGTTCGATTCCAGTATCTCCCATTATAAATAATACATATAAAGTGATTTTGATTTTGGATCATGATAGTAGTAAGATGCAAAGATTGTAATAAAGAATTAACCAGTACAAATAAAACGCAAGTTTGTGGTTGTTCAAATATGATGACCATAAAAGATGATAGTGTTTCGGCTCTTGACTTAAGTAGAGTAGTTATGGTAAACTCTACACAGAAAGAACAAAAAAATGTTCTGACTTCTCAAGATATTGCCTGGCAAGAGGCAAGGAGACAACGTAAAGTTCGTAGGTTAGACTTCGAAGTTCGTTGATCTTAATATTGGAAAGGTGGCCGAGTGGTTTAAGGCAACAGTCTTGAAAACTGTCGTGTGATGAGCACCGTGGGTTCGAATCCCACCCTTTCCGTTTAGTAGCAATAATGACATTAAATAATTAAGAAATGGTTTAATGTCTACATAGAATCATATGGGATTGTAAAATGGCAGCTTTTTATCTTCTAATACTAACAATAGTTGTATTAGTTGCTTTTGCTGGTTATGATGAGACCATGAAGCTTATCATCTATGTTGATTTGCAAATCCAATATGTATTTGTAAAAATTCAGATGAAGTGGATGGGTTGGAAACTTAAAAGACAACTTATTAAGGACACAACCGACTTTGAAAAGTTTCTTAAGGAGTATGACAAATGAATACCAAAACTTGCCCTAAGTGTGGGGCAACTTGGATTGATGGTCAGCACTATTGGTCTGGCACTCAGAAGAAAGGCAACGAGTTAGATCTTGCTGGTTTGGTGTGTAATAAACTTGGTGATGAAACCTGTATAAATCCTTGTAATGGTATGGATGGTGGAGTAACATGGGAGAAGAGACTAAAAGATCTTGAGGATGATTTTCCACAATGAAAAATAACAATTCTCTAATAACAAGACAAGAATGTCAGGAGATGATTGATGCTGCTATACGACAGCACAATAGGAATGCTTCCATTATTTCTATGTGTGTTGGTTGGGTGGTTCTTGCTTTATTTGCTGAAGGACTGCTGAGATTGATTGGAGTGATTCCACCTTTATTCCCATGGCTCAACATCACATTATAGAATGGATAGGAGTTGTTCTCCTATTCTTGTTTGGTATGACAATGATTTGTCAAGGTCATGCTATCTTCCATGGTAAATATGGTTATAAGCATTCTGAACGTGAAAAAGAAAAAATAAATAATACTCGTAAACAAATAGAAGATTTACTCAAAGATAAATGACCGAAGAAGAACGGGAAATTTTTTATAGATATCTTTATGATCGAACAAATCAACTTAGAATTGAGTGTCTATTTGAAGAACCTTGTCCTCTATACGAAGACCTAGAAGAAGATTAGTTGACAAGATTAACATTTTGATATATAATGTAGTTTATTAACGGAATGTAGCTCAGCTTGGTAGAGCACTCGCTTTGGGAGCGAGTGGCCGTAGGTTCGAATCCTATCATTCCGACTCATATAAAATTTTATGACAATGTATCCAGAATTAGACGCACTTCAAAACTTTACAGTTGAAGAATTCCAAGAAGATTTTGACAATCTAATGAACAGAGTTGAAGGTGGTGAACATATAGTCATTACTGATGGTCAAAATAGTGCGGTGATGATACCCGCTGATGATGAGTTTATTAAAATATATACGGAACTAAACAACGAAGCTCCTTGACACAGATCCGTTCCTGCTGTATAATATGCAAGTCATAGCAAGACAAATGAAAATCCCTAACTGGCAGCATCACTCTAAAAAAGAACAGAAACGACATTTAAAACCACAAGCATTGCGATCTGCAAGAAAACGTGCTAAAGTCTTAAAGGCAAAACTCCTTAATAATTAATCTTTATGGGACTGTCGCCTATTGGTTAAGGCCCACTGCTTATAACGGTGTGAACGGGGTTCAATTCCCCGCAGTCCTACCAGCTCCTTTAGCAATCTGGTGAATGCAGCGAACTCATAATTCGCCTGAGGCGTGTTCGATCCACGCAAGGAGCACTTGACAGATCTCTGTCAAGCATCTAAAATGATTTCGTATTTAACTTGTAAAAATGTCTCTAGTCGAAAAGTTCAAAAAGGATGTTAGCACTCTTCGATCTGCTGCTAACGGAGAATTTTACCTTGATGTAAAGAGTCCAAAATTGTATAAAAAACTTCGTCGATTCTATGAAAATAACGGAGTAGTATTCTCAGGAGATCCTCTTGATGATTATGATATGCTAATGGATTATCTTTACCAAGATCTAGAAACAATTGAAGTCGTCTAAGTCACGGATGGACTATAACAGTACTGGTGGAGTCATCCCTAATATGCCCGTGATGGAGACACGTTAAAAACCCTGGTGCGGATGGGATAACTCCCGCCTAGTTTCCAAGTTCTAGTAAAAAACTTGGTGGTGGTTACACCGAAAAAATCCCCTTCCGTGTGGATGTTTTCCAATTTAGCATCTAAAATAATAAAATTGGTGGCGTGCATGTGCTCTTGGGGGATTGACCATCCCCTTTTTTATTTTCATAAAAAAATGCTAACAATACCTCACTTAGAATGGCATGTAACTCACTCATGTAATTTTACATGTCAAGGTTGTGGTCATTTTACTAATGATGGATATAGACAAAATTTTAGTTTAGATACTTTACGAGAATGGTATCTTTGTTGGAATAAAAGAATAAGACCATTAGAGTTATCAATGTTGGGTGGAGAACCACTACTCAATAAAGATATTATTGATATAATATACATGACAAAAGATGTTTGGAATCCTCAAGAAAATCAAACTCTTGAATTAGTATCTAATGGCATTCTTTTTGATAAAGTTCCTGGATTACCAAAAGCATTAAAAGAAACAAATTGTATTCTTACAATCACTAAACATTCGAATGACCCAGATTATAATAAAATTTATAATAAATCTATAGAATCTATAATACAATCTGGCGTCAAATTTAGAATTCATGATGCTTCTAATTACTGGTTGAAAATGTATGATGGATATGGTTCTTCTATAGAACCAATTTGTAATGATAATTACAAAGAATCTTGGGATAATTGTCCAGGGGGACAAAATAATTTTACATTAAATGATTTTAAAATATATAAATGTGCCCCACTTGCATATCTACCATTACAAAAACAAAAGTATGGTAATAAATTATCACACAAGTGGGATCCTTATTTGCAATATAAACCCCTGTTACCAACAGATAGTGATATGATGATTATTGATTTTTTTGATATGAAGGAAGAACCAGTTTGTTCGATGTGTCCCAACCAATGCAAATTATTTGACAAAATATCTCCTTTACATTCTCCAAATTATATGAGTAAAATATATGGAAACAAATAATTTTTTAGTTATAGATGATGTTTTTAGTGAGGGAGTTATAGATGAACTCTATCGTGAGTGCTTGCTTCACTTTGATTCGAATTTATTATCAAGTGATTTTATTGATATAACAAAATCCATAATAGACTGCCATGGATTATCTCTGACTAAAGATAAATATTTTCCATATAGTGTAAATTGTTGGAACATATTTTGCCTTGAAGTAAAAAGTCATGTTAGTTCATATATAAAAAGTCTTGGAATTGATGAATATTCACTAACACCTTTTTCCTGCTTTGCTGAAAGAAATGT